ACCCCACTGTAGGTCGGCCTGTTTCTCGTTTTATCCCGTCTGAGAAGCTGATTGTGCCTTATGGCACCACCAGTTTGGACAATGCACCGCGTATCACGCATGCGATTGATATGTCGATGAACGATGTTCGCAAACTTCAGCAGTCTGGTTTTTATCGCAAGACCAAGATGAAAGATTCGACGGACTACGTTGATACAGATGAGATTGAAGAAGAGATAGATGAGCTTCAGGGTGTGAAGCCATCAGGCAGTTCAAATGATGAGTGCGAACTGTTTGAGATGCACGTTGATCTTGATATCCCAGGGTATGAAGATCTTGATGCACAGGGTGAAGAGACAGGCATCAAGCTGCCGTACATTGTTACTTTATCACCCACTCAGAATACTGTTCTGTCGATTCGCAGGAACTATCAGCAGAACGATCCAATGCGCAGACGCATTGATTACTTTGTGCATTACAAGTTTTTACCCGGCGTCGGATTTTATGGATTCGGATTGACCCACATGATTGGTGGGTTGTCGAAAGCATCGACCTCTATCCTGCGCCAGCTGATTGATGCGGGCACACTTGCAAATCTACCTGCTGGTTTCAAAGCTCGTGGCATACGGATTCGTGATAACGACACGCCGTTGCAGCCCGGTGAGTTCAGAGATATGGATGCACCAGGGGGTTCACTCCGCGATGCGTTGATGCCTTTGCCGTTCAAAGAACCAAGCGGCACGCTGCTTTCGCTGCTGGGTATGTTGGTTGATGCAGGCAAGCGGTTTGCGTCGATTGCAGATATGCAGGTTGGTGATGGTAATCAAGAGGCTCCTGTCGGTACGACGATTGCGCTTTTGGAGCGTGGCAGTCGTGTGATGAGCGCGATACACAAGCGGTTGCACTACAGCCAGCGCGTTGAGTTCAATCTGCTTGCGCGTGTGGTGAAAGAGTCACCGCTCAAGACATACCCGTATATGATTGCGAATGGTCAGCAGCAGTTGATGGCAACTGACTTTGATGACCGTATCGACATCATCCCCGTGTCTGATCCGAATATCTTCTCTATGAGCCAGCGTGTGATGCTTGCTCAAGAGATGATGCAGATGGTTCAGTCGAACCCGCAGATTCATGGGCCGCAGGGGATCTACAACGCATATCGTCGTATGTACGAAGCGATGGGTGTACAGCAGATTGAGCAGCTTTTGCCTCCACCTCCGCAGCCACAGCCTATGTCGCCTAGCATGGAGAACGCTGGGTTCTTGCAAGGTCAACCTGCACAGGCGTTTGCAGATCAAGACCATGATGCACACATCGCTGCGCACATCTCTTTGTTGAGATCACCAATTGTGCAGAACGTGCCACAAGGTCAGATGCAAATAGCTGCGATGATTCAATCGCATATCTATCAGCATATAGACTTCAAGGCGCGTGAGATGGCGCAACAAGACCCGCAGATTATGCAGATGAACCAGCAAATGCAGATGATGCAACAGCAGGCTCAGATGGATCCTATGATGCAGCAGCAGTTGCAGATGATGCAGCAGCAGATGATGCCGATCATGGAAGACAAGGTCGCCACCATTACAACGCAGTTGCTTGAGCAGTATGCGCCAGCGATGTCGGCACAAACAGAAGAAGATCCTTTGGTCGAGTTGCGTGACCGTGAGCTTGATATTAAAGAAGCGGATATGGAGAGAAAGGCGCGTGAAGCCCAACAACGTATCAGTATTGAGCAAGAGCGTGTTGATAATAATAAAGAATTAGCCGAAGATCGCATGGATCTTCAGTCTGAAACGGCTGAGATGAAAGATCAGATTGCCAGAGAGCGCATTAATGTTCAGCGTTCTGCCCAGATGGCGAAAACGGCTGAGAACGTAGCCAAGAATTTCTTCGGAAATTAGGAGGACAAATGAGTTCAGTACGCCAAAAGATGGCCGAAACACAGAAGGCCCAGAACAAAGCAGAAGAACAAGCACGCCTTGGCGTTGAAGCGGTTGCCCCGGTTGTTGAGCAACCAGCTGTAGAGCCAACTCCCGAAGAGCCTAAGAAGCCTTCGCCCAAAAAGGCCGCACCTAAGAAGGCACCAGCAAAGAAAGCTGCAGCACCTAAGAAAGCGCCTGCTAAGAAGAAAACAACCACATCGTCTGCACCGAAAGGAAAGAAGTAATGAAAAGACAAACCAGCTTCCCGCAGCCCAAGGTCACTGATAGCAAAGTAAGTATTAAGGATCAGGGCACTGTGAATTATGCAAAGGCAGATTCTGTTGCAAACCCAGGTGCACCCAAGCCTTATGGTGCGGGCACTATGCGTGGCACAGGCGCTGCATTGCGTGGTAAGAAGTTCTCTGGCATCTCCTAGGATACGCTCATGGCTGAACCTAAGTATCGCACGGTCAAGATACCCAAGCCGCGCTCTCGTGGCATTCGGGGCAAGATGGCGTTGCAGAAATGGCAGCGCAGTGGTGGCCGTCAAAAGCAAATACTGAATCCTGAAACAGGCAAGTATGTCCCCGTGCTTTTTGGTGAATCTGGCCGAAGGCAGCTACAAAAATTCTATCCTACGAAAGAGCGCGGCGAGTCGATCAAGAAGGTAGAAAAAGCCAAGGTTGCACAAGCCAAGCGTAACAAAGCTGGTGCTGCTGAAGCTAAGAAGAAAGCTGAAGCGTTGCTTGCGGAGACAAAGAAGAAACGAAAAGACAAAGAAGCTAAAGCAAAGCGAGAGGCTGCAAAACCAAAAGCAGAGCCAAAACTGCCCGCTGTAACAGCAGCGGATAATAAGGCACAACTGGCTTCTATTTTTGAAAAAGGAAGAGCAGAAAGAGGCTCAAGGTCAGAACCAGCCCCACCATCTGTTCCTGTTGCAAAAGACAATAAATTTAAAGAATTATTAGATAAGATAGACGCAGAGGGAGGAAAACTTGCTGATCTCCCTCCGCTTCCATCAAGGCCAACTGCTCCACAGCCTGTAACTGAAATCACAGCGGATTCACCACCGCCAACCACAGGCAGATTAACTCGTGGCCCTGGCTCAGAAGCGCCCCTGCCCCCACCCAGAATTCGTATTACAGAGGAAGCACCTAAGCCGCCTATGGTTGATCTTGCTGAGCTTCCTATTCGTGATCAGGTAGAACTCAACACTGTGTTAAAAGATTTGAAGAACAGAGTTATTTCTCCAGACTTCAAAACACCTACACAGGCTGAGATCGCAGAAGCGGTAACTAAGGCAACTGGTGGCAAGTTCACACCTCCTGTCGCAAAAGTTGCAGAGCCTCCGCCACCAAAGGCAGAGCCTGTTGTGCCAGCGCCTACAGGCGGTATGTCCAGTGTTGTCAAAAGAGATGGCGAAGACGCTTCTGCTGGCCTAGGCAAGCTTTTAGCTGGTTTTGGCGGTGGACAAACAAAAACCACAATCACTCCCACAGAACTCGCTGCCAAAGCGCAACAGTTGAGAGAAGCGGCTGCTGATCCAAAAACAAGTTCAAGTAAACTGTCGGCTCTTGCAAAAGATCTTCAAGCAGCGACAAGAGGCGTTCAGAAGCAAACAGCAGAAAAACAAGCAAAAGCAAAAACTGCTGATGAAATACGCGCAGATGCTGCTGCAATTGTTGCAGCGCGAGCAGGAGAGCCGCCTTCTGCTGTGCCTACAACGCCTTCTGTTGTAACGCCAGATGAACTTAGGGCTATGGCAAAAAGGCTAACAGAGGCTGCTGCAGACCCATCAACTACCACAAGCGAATTGATGGCTCTGAACAAACAAGTTCAAGAAGCAACAAAACAGTTGCAAGATCAAACATCGCAACGTCAAGCTGAAAGACAGGCGCAAACAGGAAAGACTGACGAAGAAATACTCGCAGAAGCCAAAGCAATTGTAGCTGGAATGGGGCCTACGCCTACTCCTGCAACCCCTGTTGATTCAGGCGGAACCTTTATGCCTATGCCGGGAGAGCCTCCACCACGGGATGCTCCACCACGAGAAGCTCCACCAGCTGCACCGCCGCAGCCTAGGTTCGTAAACATGGATCCTTTGCAGGGCGTGCGCGAAACGTATGTGCCTACTAACATTCTTGGGTCTTCGTATGACCCAAATGTGCGGGAAGATTACGTTCAAAAGATGATGCAAGCAGGGGCAAACATACAACAAGGTGGTTACCCAGCCTTCCAAATGCCGACATCTGCTGTGCCACAAGTGCAGTTTGGTGGATACGGCGCACCTGTACCAATGGCACCATTAGCGCCATATGCGGGACTAGCAGCGCCTCCGCAACCCTATAGTGGGGCGATTGTTAACCCTGGCACGGGTGAGCCTGAGCCTGTTGGCGCAGCGCCTATACCCGGAATGGTTACTAATCTACCGCCAGGGGTTACAGGGCCAATAAGATAAATGGATTCAATAGCTCTCGCTTCTTACATGATGAAGAAGTTTGAACAGTATGAGCAGGGCATTGTGGACTACACAACGTCAGGCAACATCAAGACGATGGAGGATTACAGATTCGCAATGGGTGAGTTATCAATGCTTCGCACCCTGCGTGACGAAATAAAAGAAGCGTTGCAGATTGAAGGAGACCCCCTCGATGAGTGATCTATCTTTAGAT